AAGTCTGCTGCTGATGATGGTAAGATAAGTCTATCTGCTATCGGTCCTCGTCCTGGTACTTCTGCATATGCCGCAAACTTAGGTTTATCTTATGACGAAGTTCATATTGGTGTTGTAGAAAGATCATCAAAGAGTGTTGTTGAAAGACTTCAGTATCTTTCTAAGTTCAGTGATGGTAAAACATCAGAGGGAGCTTCTTCTTACTACCCAACATATGTTAAGGAAGTTTCTAACTACGTTTACTTCGGTTCACACGTATCTGCTGCACACAATCCTAGCACTTCTGGTGCTGGTCTTAATGTTGGTACTGCTGCTACTGCTGGAGCTTCAGGTCAGAAGTTACAACTCTTCGGTGTTGTTAATACATCACTTGCTGGTGGTACTGATGACTATGCATACACAACTGCAGAGTTTAGTACAGGTCTTCAAGAGTTCAATGATACAGAGACAGTTGATATTGACTTCATCCTTATGGGTGGATCAATGGGATCTGAAGCAGATACTAAGTTGAAGGCTGCTGCATGTGTTACTACTGCTAACCTAAGAAAGGATGCTATTGCATTCGTTTCTGCACACAAAGGTGCTCAGGTTTCTGGAACTGTTGCTCTTTCAAGAAAAGATCAGAAGGATAACACAGTTAACTTCTTCTCAACATTAAGTTCTTCTTCATACGCAGTATTTGATAGTGGTTATAAGTATTTCTATGATCGCTTCAACGATAAGTATCGTTACGTTCCTACTAATGGTGACGTTGCTGGTCTATGTGTTTCAACTTCGACAACACTTGATGACTGGTTCTCACCTGCAGGACTCACACGAGGTGGAGTTCGTAATGCTATTAAACTAGCATACAACCCAACTTCAGCAGATAGAGATGAACTTTATCAGAATAGAATCAATCCAATTGTTTCTTTCCCTGGTCAAGGCATCACACTATTTGGTGATAAGACTGCACTATCATCACCTTCTGCATTCGACAGAATCAATGTTCGTAGACTCTTTATTAATATAGAGAAGAGAGCAGAAGCACTTGCTAAGGCAGTCATCTTTGAACAAAATGATGAGACTACAAGAGCTGGTTTCAATAATGCACTTTCTTCTTACCTTTCTGAGGTACAAGCAAGAAGAGGTATTACAGACTTCCTAGTAGTATGTGATGAGTCAAACAATACACCTAGTGTTATTGACCGTAATGAATTTGTTGCTGAGGTTTATGTTAAGCCTACACGCTCTATCAACTTCATAACATTATCATTTGTCGCTACGAGATCTGGAGTTTCCTTCAGCGAAGTCGTAGGTCGTTCATAACCCATAACCACAAACTCGTAGGAAGGTAATTTAAAATGGCTATTAATTCAAACGTATCACAGTTTCTTAATAAGATCAAACAGGGTGTTAAACCCAATATGTATCAGGTCAGTGTTAACTGGCCAGATGCATTAGGTCAAGGAAAAGGAACGACAGATAAGGATCTAGTTAACATTCTTTGTAAGTCTGCAGCTTTACCTGCATCGAACTTAGGTGTTATCGAAGTTCCATTTAGAGGACGTACAGTAAAAATCGCAGGTGATCGCACCTTCGATACATGGTCTGCTACATTCATCAATGATGAAGATATGAAGATCCGTGGGTACTTTGAGGACTGGTTGGCTAAGATCAATTCTCATGAAAATAATGCATCGCAGTTATTCAGACCACAAACATCATCCGAAGGTTACATGGCTAACCTTTCAGTTGTACAACTTGAAAAGAATGCAACTGCTGGTGGTGGTGCTATCAGAGAATATACTCTGCACCATGCATTCCCAACTAGTGTTTCACAAATCGATCTAGCTTACGACAGCAACGATCAGGTTTCTGAATTCTCAGTTGAGTTCCAACTATCATACTGGACAGCACAGCAAGGATCTTCTGCAGAGTCAGACGTTCCCGATGTGAAAGAAACCGTATCAGTTTAACTGGTATAAATAGTATAGTTGGTTAGACGAATATTATAATGAGTCAACTATTTGGATTCCAAATTAACAGAAAGGATGAACGGAAGGGTCAATCCCCCGTTCCTCCTAATGCTGAAGACGGCGTTGCCGTAGCAGCAGGTGGTTACTTTGGCACATATGTTGAAACTGATGCACAGGCAAGAAACGAGTTTGATCTCATAAAAAGGTATAGGGACATGTCCCTTCACCCAGAATGTGATTCAGCTGTTGATGATATTGTTAACGAGTTTGTGGTTAATGACCTTAACGATACCTGTGTGCAGATTGATTTATCAAATCTGGAAGTGGGAGCTTCCGTAAAGAAAAGAATCCGAGAAGAGTTTGAGTACATCAAGCGTCTTCTCGGTTTTGATATGAAAGCCCATGAAATTATACGTAATTGGTATGTAGATGGTAGGGCATATTACCATAAAGTAATAGATTTAGCGAAACCAGCAGAAGGAATCACTGAGCTTCGCTACATTGACCCAATGAAAATAAGAAGGGTCAGACAGAAGATTAAGAAGGTAGAGGATCCAACAACTGTACGTGGTACTGCCCTTGAACATGAGTGGGGAGACTACGTAGATTATTATATCTACAACCCACAAGGTTTTGGTAGACAGTCTTCAATGGTTGGTACTGGAGATTTTACTGGTAACCAAGGAATTAGATTAGCATACGATTCTGTTACATTCTGCCATTCTGGATTGATGGACATGAACAGAAGGATGCATCTTAGTTTCTTGCATAAAGGAATTAAGGGTCTCAATCAATTAAGAATGATTGAAGACGCATTGGTAATCTATCGTTTATCAAGAGCACCAGAAAGAAGAATATTTTACATTGATGTAGGTAACCTTCCAAAGGTTAAAGCGGAGCAATACCTACGTGATGTGATGTCTCGTTATAGAAACAAGCTTGTTTATGATTCACAGACAGGTGAGATTCGTGACGACAAAAAGCATATGAGTATGCTTGAAGATTTCTGGTTACCTCGTAGAGAAGGTGGACGTGGAACAGAGATCACTACCCTACCTGGAGGACAGAACCTTGGTGAACTTAAGGATGTTGAATACTTTAAGAAGAAGCTTTATAACTCGCTTAACCTTCCACCATCTCGTCTTACTGACGACAATAAAGGTTTTAATCTCGGTAAGAGTACGGAAGTTCTTAGAGACGAACTCAAGTTTACGAAGTTCATCGGAAGGTTACGTAAGAGGTTTAGTGGAATATTCCAGGACGTTCTTAAGACTCAACTGATTCTTAAGGGAGTTATTGCTCCTGAAGATTGGGATGATATGCAAGAGCATATCCAGTATGATTACATACACGACAATCATTTCAACGAGCTTAAAGAGCTTGAGATGGAGACGCAAAGGATTGCTCTAGTAACACAGATGGATCCTTATGTTGGTAAATATTACTCTGTTGATTATATTCGCCGTAGTGTCCTTGGTCACAAAGAGGCTGATATTAAGGAACAAGATAAGCAGATGAGGAAGGAGATAGAACAAGGTATCGTAATGGATCCAATCGATGTTAATACATTCGATACAATGGATCGTCAGAACGATGCCTTCGCTCCAGAGATCGAAGCACAAAATGCTGAAGATGATCAAAAGCGAGACATGGAGATGGCTAAGCAGCAAGCTAAGCTTAAACCTGCTCCAACCAAAACCACTAGTAATACTAAATAAAAAATAGTCATGGAACAATCGAATCCCAACGCTGAAGTTCTTTCAGTAGTTGATACTCTTAAAGACGGCAAAAGAGCTGATGCATTAGATGCAATTTCAGACTTACTTTATGGTCGTGCTGCAGAGGCAATTAAGAGTTACAAGCAGGTCGTGGCCAAGACTTTTTTTGATGAACCACAGGTAGAGGAACCATCCAATGAAACTGATAACGGAACAGATTGAAAATGTAAAGGTCATCACCGAAGGTAAAGGTGCTGATAAAAAACTCTACATTGAAGGTGTTTTCTTACAAGCAGAATTAAAGAACCGTAATGGTAGAGTATACCCTTTCAAAGTTCTTGAAACTGAAGTAGGTAGATACAATGAAGAATACGTTAAAACAAAACGTGCTCTTGGGGAGTTGGGTCATCCTGATGGTCCTACTGTTAACCTTGACCGTGTTTCCCACAGAATCACATCGCTTACTGCTGAAGGTTCTAACTTCATCGGGAAAGCTCAGATCTTAGACACACCAATGGGTAAGATCGCTAAGTCTCTTTTGGGAGAGGGTGTTCAATTGGGTGTATCATCTAGAGGAATGGGTAGCATCGACAAACAAGAAGATGCTAATTATGTAATGGATGACTTCATGTTAGCAACAGCAGCAGATATAGTTGCTGATCCTTCCGCACCAGATGCTTTTGTAAATGGTATCATGGAAGGTAAAGAGTGGGTTTGGAACAACGGTATTCTTAAGGAGACCGAAGTTGCTAAATACCAGAGTTATGTGAGCAAGTCTACTCACAGAAATCTTGAGGAAAGAACACTGAAAGTGTTTGAGCATTTCCTTTCAGGATTGTAAATCTATAAATAAACTTAGACTTATTGTACGAATCTTAGGGGAAACTCAAATGTCAGATATGTTAAACGAAAAGTTTGCGGAATTCGTTAGTGAGAATGAAAAAGTTCTTTCTGAGGCTGGACAAGATCCAATGCCTAGTGTTTCTGCGGCTGTTCTTCCATCAAACCCACCAGCACCTGGTGCGGTAACAGGTGAACCCAAGAGGGATTCCCATAAAGATCCACAACCTAGTGTTGGTACGGATGCTGCTACGGCAGGACAATCCATCACCGACAATGGTGGTCCAAGACCTGATGGAAATGATGAAGGTGAAGATAATCCAGGTGCTAAGGCTGCTGCCCCCGTTGGAGCCAAAGGAGCACAATCAGATGGTACAGCACAAACCGCAAATATAAACGATGCTGGTGATCAAGGAGCAACACCTTCCGTAGGAACTGCTGCTGCTTATGGTACAACCACTGGACCTGACGTACAATATCCAGTTAAGCCTTCATTCGAGGAAGTTGACGTAGCTGACGATGTTAAAGCTCTCCTTGAAGGTACAGAACTCTCTGAAGAGTTTGCTGAGAAAGCCAAGACAATCTTCGAGGCTGCTATTAAAGCAAAACTTGCAGAAGAGCATACAAAGCTTGTAGAACACTTTGCCAAAGAATCTGCTGAGAAAATCGAGTCTGCTAAGGCAGAACTTGCAGAGGAAGTAAACGGCACAGTTAACTACGCCATTGGTAGATGGGTTGAAGAGAATCAAATCGCCCTAGACCGTGGTATAAAGAATGAGATTACAGAAGACTTTATTTCAGGTCTGAAGAATCTCTTTGAAGAGCACTACATTTCTATCCCCGATGAGAAAGTCGATGTGGTAGAAGGTATGGCTGAACAAATTCGTAAAATGGAAGAACGCCTTGACGAACAGGTCAAGTCTAATGTGAAACTTCAAACTCGTCTAGATGAGAACACAAAGAAAGTTATTCTGAATACTATTTCAGAAGGATTGGTGGATACTCAGAAGGACAAACTAGCTGCACTTGCAGAAGGAATTGAATTTACTTCAGAGGAAGAATATTCCAAGAAGATCAATACTCTCAAGGAAAGCTACTTCAAAGGAGATGCTCCTAAAGTAGCATCAGCAGCAGATGAAACACCTGTCGAGGAAGTTGCATCTACACCAGCTATGAACGCTTATGTAGACGCTCTTAGTCGTTGGGAATAATTATAAAAACACATCTAACTTTTAGAGGATTACTAGCATGTTTAATGCAAAAGCTCTAACAGAAAAGTGGGATCCTGTTCTTAGTCACGAAGGTAGTTCTACCATCAAAGACAATTATAAGAAAGCAGTTACTGCAGTTCTATTAGAAAACCAAGAAAGATTCCTTCGTGAAGAGAAAGGAATGCTTCAAGAAGTCGCCGTGAACGCTCTCGGTGCAAGTACTGTATCCCCTGCTGGATCAGCACTCGGTAACGCCAATACAGCTGGACTAGCTGGTTTCGACCCAGTTCTCATCAGCTTGATTAGACGTTCAATGCCTAACCTAGTTGCTTATGATATCTGTGGTGTCCAGCCTATGTCTGGTCCTACTGGATTGATCTTCGCAATGAGATCTCGTTACGAGAACCAAGGTGGAGAGGAAGCACTCTTCAACGAGGCAGACACAGGATTCTCTGCTGGTGGAGACACCAACAAGGGAGACTATGCTGTTCGTGCTGGAGATGGTACTTCTGCTTCTGGTAACTCATTATCAGATGGTAACAACCCATCACTTCTTAACGACAGTTCTCCTGGAACTTACGAAGTAGCTGCTGGAATGAGCAGAGAATCACTCGAAACAATGGGTGAGACTGGAAACCT